TAGAAGTTAAATTTAAAGATAAACAAATTCCAGTAGGTCAAAAATATATGTTACAAAATATAGTAGACTCATGGCATACAGGGAAAGCCGTAGTATTAAAATTAAGTCATAATTTCTTAGATGACGTTCAATTCATCCCTTTAGTTGAATGTAAAGTTGAAGAGGTGTATTATAAAGGAGTTTGGCAAAAAGCAAAAATTACTAACTTTATAAACCATTTAAATGGAATTGGAGAAATATTTGACTGTAAAAAACTAAAATTCGAACAAAAAACATGAAAGAGCTACCCTGGTTTAAATTCTTTCCTAATCAATGGCTAACAGGCTCTATAAGCTTTCAGGACTTTTGTCTTCAAGGTGCATTTATAAAAATCTGTTGTTATTATTGGAGCAAAGAATGCAAAGTATCATTTGAACAATACAAGACTATTTTACCCCAACACTACAAAGAACTAATAGAAAAAGGAATGGTTAAGCACAAAAGAAATAAAATAGCTATAGACTGGCTAGATGAACAATTAAAAGATAGAAAAGAAGCTCATAAAAAAAGAGTAGACGCTGGACGTAAAGGAGGAAAGAAAACCTCTAACAAAGTTATATTCACAGACCCGACTCATGGAAATGCTGAAGAGTTAAGGAAAATCTTAGAAAGGAAACGAAATGGCAATTCTTAAAGAGGGTTATGGGCTTAAATATGTCCTAGACTATAAAGACGGAAAAATCCCTAAAGGGTTGGGTATTGGTTGCGTATTAGACGATTATTTATTATTCAAACGTGGTCAAATGGTAGTAGTAAGCGGCTTTCCTAATGTTGGAAAGACTTATTTTTTAATGTGGTATCTGCTTTGTCATGCTTTAATTAATGATTTAAAGTTTGTAATATGGTCAGGAGAAAACCCACCAGAACAACTTAAAATAAGTTTAATACAAATGCTAACTAATAACTGTTTAGAAGATTTAAAAGAAAGCGAAGTGAGAAAACTAATAGACAAAATAGATTATTATTTCAAATTTGTTGATAATTCGAAACTTTATACTGCTTCAGACTTATTAAATATGTTTGCTAAGGAAGATGTTGCTGGTTGTTTAATTGACCCTTATACAGGATTAAACCACGAAAGAGGCGGGAAACTATCAATGTTTGATAAAAACTACAATTTCTGTAACAATATAAGAGAGTTCTGTAATAAGACTAATAAGACTGTTTATGTTAATACTCACCCAATAAGTGAAGCAGCTAGACGAGTATATAAGCCAGGACACCCTTTAGAGGGCTATGTGATGCCAGCTAAGTCTAGTGATATTGAGGGCGGAATGTCGTTTATAAATAGAACAGATGACTCTATAACACTTCACAGAATGTCAAACCACCCATTAATGTGGAATCAAACAGAAGTCCACGTTCAAAAAGTAAAGAATCTAATGACTGGAGGAAAGATAACAAACCTAGACAGCCCTTTAAGATTTGATTTTAATTATGGAACTTATACAATCGGAGGAATTAACCCACTAAAAAACATACAACTATGAATGAATTAGACGTTATATTAAGAAGAAACAAGCTAGACATTATGATAATTAAGGCTTCTCATCAATTACAAAAAAGTAAAGACAAGACAAAACAAGAGGGACTAGATACTCTCATAGATATTATTAACTTGATTAGAGAGCTACAGGACGAGATTAGAGAGCAGTCTAGAACAATAGCAAAGCTTAAGCTAGACAATGCGGTGTCTTATAAAGAAAACGCTATATTAAAAACAGACTTTGAAAAGTATAAAGACAGCTTAATCAAAGCAGAATTAGAAACCCCTAAAAAGAAATAAAATGGAACAAATTTATATTTTAATACTAATCTCTCACGTTGTAGCTTTTTTAGCTGGTAGCTTTTTCTCGTTAATATTGGATAAATTTATAGACAATAATTTTTAAAAAGTAAAAAAAAATAATTAAATTACAAAATTCTAAAAATGAAAGATAAAATTATACACATTTTAGCCGCAGCTCTTGGAATTATACTTACTCCAATATGGTTGCCGATTACTTTAACCTTATATTTAGTTGACAAATGGCGAAAAAAAGGACAATGAATGAACTAAGACAAACCAAAGACTCACACTATGAGCCGCCTTATATGCCAGTAGAGAATAGCTTAGCTTATTTATGTAGCGTCTACACTAATGACGCTGACTTAGGTGCTGTAATAAGAAAATACTTTCAGAAGCTATGAAGATATTAAATTTATACGCTTGTTTAGGCGGTAACCGTTACAAATGGGATGAGGTTACAGACATAGAAGTGACAGCCGTAGAACTAGACCCAGATTTAGCACAACTTTATCAAGAAAGATTTCCAAGTGACAAAGTAATTATTGCAGATGCTCACCAATACTTATTAGACCATTATAAAGAGTTTGATTTTATTTGGTCAAGTCCACCTTGTCCAACTCATAGTAGAATGAGAAAGACAAATACTGGAGAAGGAGAAAGAAAATCAAAAGCTACTTACTCAGATATGAAGCTTTACGAGGAAATTATATTATTGAAACATTTTTTCAAAGGGAAATATTGCGTAGAAAATGTAATTCCTTACTATCAACCATTAATCCCCGCTAAAAAAAGAGGAAGGCATTTATATTGGACTAATTTTAATCTTCCTAATCAATTAAGCAATAGGCATAAAAACAACTTTATAAAGGATAGTAATGTTCAAAATATATCTACGTTCCATGACTATGACTTTAATAAATTAAATAAGTTTGATAAATTTATTTACACAAGTCATAAAGATGGTGTGAGAATTGACAAGATAGCAAGAAACTTGGTAGACTATGAAGCTGGTAGAACAATATTAGAAACAGCAGTAGGAATAGTAAGAAAACAAAATGTAAACCAAACAACTATATTTGATGAATGCTAATCAAAAAGGAAAACGTTTTGAAAGAGACGTAGCGGCACAACTTAATAAGAAGTTTAATACCAACGTGAGACGCACACCTCAAAGCGGCGGTATGAGTATCAAAGGCGACATTATAGACATTAACCCAGACTCTATTTTATTTGACTATCACTGGGAATGTAAGAATCAAGAGAAGCTTAATATTTGGAAAGCTTTAGCACAGGCAAGAGCAGACAGACCAATGGGAAAAACTCCAGTAGTCGTCTTCACAAAAAACTTTGAGAAAGACTATGCCTGTTTAGAATTTGAAGACTTTATGAATTTACTTTTAACCATACAACAATTACAAGATGAAATTAACACTAAACCGAATAGCTGAATTAATAGAAGAGTATAACTCTACAGACATATTTGACGGCAACACATTAAACAAACAATTGAAAGAACTAACTAGCAGACTATATCATATTGAAACTATGAGAACAAAAGCTCATGAAGATTATGAGAAAATTATACATAATAAAGTAGCTGAAGGCTTTTCTGTGGCTAGAGCAACTAATGAGGCAAATGTAGAAGTCCCTGAAATGTATAAGCTTAGAAGACTCTTAGAATCTGGCTATAGAGTAGTAGACTCTATGAGAACAAATATAAGCTTTCTTAAGTCAGAAATGTATAATACACCTAAAGACTATTGATGGACAAAAAGCTAATTAAGAAAATAGAGAACTTTATTCTTTGCATAGGGCGAGAGTATAACGTAGTAGAAATAGAAGACTTTAAACAAGATATCTTAATACTATTACTAAACAAAGGAGAAGACTTTATTTTACAATTAGACAAAGAGAACTCAATTAAAAAATATGTTTATAAGCTTTGCCTGTTTCAGATAATTAGTGAGCGTGGTCAATACAGAACTAAATACTACATTCCTAGTCACTTTAGCTCTATTGATGACATAGAGACTTATAGTAACACAAGTTTCAAAGATGACGTACTAAAAGACTTAATAGACTCTTTAGATGGATTAGATAAGATAATGATGGAACAACTACTTCTATGCAGCGGAAATAAGAACTGTCTGTCTAGAAAAAGCAACATTCACCACAATACTATTCAATATAAGTTTAAAGAATTAGCAAATAAAATAAAACAAAAATGGACAATAAATGAATTTTATACTTAACACCTTAATAATAATAAGTCTAGCTACTACATGGGTAGACTATGCATTACCAATGATTAATAGACTAAACTACAAACCTTTTAATTGTAGTTTTTGTATGACGTTCTGGCTCTCTCTTATAACTTTTTTTGTAACTTTAGAGCCTATAGTATTAACTTCACCGTTATTTTTACGTATAATAGAAAGAAGATTATTATGAAAATAGAAGACGTAATTAGACTTTATGACAAAGCAAGTGCTTTTCCTAGTCAGATAGATATATCTTATTTAAGAAATAACTTCAATCCTATATTGACGGAACTATATCCAGAAATAAGAATTAGTTGGGCTTGTAATAGCTGCGTAAAAAACCAAATGAGCTTATTACTAAACTGGCTTAACAACAAAGAAGAGGAACAGAAAAAGGTTAAAAAGAAAAAGAATGTCAGAAAGAAAAGAACAGCAAAACCTAAGAAGGGTTAGCTACGGCTATTTTATAGACGAGGATGGACTCTTCTACTATAGCGAAATAGATGGGGAAGTCTTTCAATGTTTTGACATTAATGGAGTGGCTTCCACTACTTTTGACTTTGGCATAGATTATGAATTATTAGAATTAGCTTATATATACGAACATGATAGACTGGACGATGAAGACTTACATTGATGAAATGATGAAAAGAAGATTAACATATAATGGTAAAAGAGTTTATATAAAAGCTTTAGACTCCAAAAAAGCCCTTGTGTCTTATGCTAAGGAGGGTAACGTTGGACAATTTAAAGTTAATATAAAAGACTTGGCAGACTTTAAATGAAGCTAACAGCGGAAGAAATAAAGGAACAAAAAGCCTTATATGGTAGTGAGGCAGTAAATTTCTTTGTCCGATTTATGGACGCTAGAGAGAGATGGAAAAGACTACCTGAGTTTTTTATAGTTCAAGTGATTGAGAATAGTGACGATTTACCAACTTATAGCAATACTAGAAAAGGAAGTGATAGAGCATACAAACGGAAGCTTCAACACGTCCTGGCAAATAGAGAGGCTAAAATTAGCCGCAGAAAGAAAAACAGAGCCTCAATGGGTAAGGGAACTAATAAAGAAGTATGACAAAAAAGCTGACACCTAAACAAAGAAAATTCGCAGAAGAGTATGTCAATACTGGCAACGCTTCAGAAGCTTATAGGAGAGCTTATGATGTTGGTGAAAATACTAGTCTAGACACTATAAAAGTAAACTCTAGTAAACTCTTAGCAGATACTAACATAAAACTAACAGTCAAGGAGTTACAGAAACTAGAAGCGGAAAGTTTTCAAATAACACGCAAGGAAGTAGCTGAGGGCTATTTTAAGATGATTAAATCTTGGGAGTATCTAATGGACCTAGCAGCAAAAGAAAACCTCTCTAAGGAGCAGAAAGCAAAATTCTATTTACTTAAAGAAATGGTTAAAGGCTCAGACTATCGGGGAGCTTATGATTCAATAGCTAAGATGTTCGGACTCAATGCGCCAGACAAGCAAGAGATAGAACAGACTGTTCACAATATAAACATCAACATTAAGCGTGGAAGCGACTGAGATATTCGAGCGTAATTACGACAGCAATTTAAAGATAGTTATTAATAGAGGAGGGACTAGGAGTAGTAAGACTTGGTCCTTAAATCAATTATGCGCTTTATGGTTAATTAGTGGCAACTATGGAAATGAGCAATACTGTCATGAGGGTGTCTGGACTACTGTAAGAAAGTATAGAACCAATTTAGACGGAACAGTCATAAGAGACTTTGAGGACGTCTTAAAAGCTGAGGGATGGTATAATAGTATTGACCACAATAAGACTAAGAAGCAATATAGATACGGCAAAAGACTAGTAGAGTTTATAGGCGCAGACGATGAGCAGAAGCTTAGAGGAGCTAAAAGAAATATACTATACTGTAATGAGGCGAATGAATTAGAATATAAACAAGAGTTCTTTCAGTTGTTAATGAGAACAGAGAATAAGATATTCTTAGACTTCAACCCAGACGATGAACAGATTTGGATTAACCAGGAGTTAGAGATTAAGAGAGCTGCTGAGGTTGGAGATGTTGAGGTAATAGTAAGCAACTACAAGAACAATGCTTTCTTACCTAAATCACTAATAAAAGAAATAGAGTATTTACAAGAAACAGACAAAGAGTTCTGGAAGATATACGGTCTAGGAGAGTATGGTAACATTAGCGGCTTAGTGTATGAGAATGTAAAGTATGTGGACAGAATGCCAGACTGTAAGTTAGTAGCTTATGGCTTAGACTTTGGTTATAGTATAGACCCGTCAGCTTGTGTAGCAGTATATAGGAAAGACGATGAATTGTATTTAAAAGAAATAATCTACGAGAGAGAGTTAACTAACCAAGACCTAGCGGAAAGACTAAAGCCAATAGTTAATAGGGATGAGGTTATCTGCGATAGTGCAGAACCTAAGAGTATTGAAGAAATATATAGACTAGGTTTAAACGCTAAACCAGCTACTAAAGGACGTGATAGTATTCTAAACGGTATAGACATTCTAAAACGTTTTAAAATCAATGTTGTAAATAGTAGTAATTTAAGACGAGAGTTTAGGACTTATAAATGGGCAACAGACAAAAATGGGAACAGTCTACAAAAGCCAATAGGACAAGACCACTTACTAGATGCTTTGCGCTATGTTGCGTTAATACATTTAAAAGAAAACAATCGTGGTTGGTATGCAATTAGATGAAAAAAGCAAAAACAAACTGTGTCAAGAAAGTGCTATTAACAGAGGAAGCAATGCTTAAGCAATGCCCAAGCATTAAGATAAGAAAAGATAAGATAAGAAAAGAGCTTGTTTTTTGATTGAATTTTAGTACCTTAGTTTTATTAAAATATTAAAAGAGGCAGCCGAGTCTTAGACAGCGTAAGTCCTCAGAGCATTAAAGAGCCTGTCAATTGATGGGCTTTTTTTTTGTTTAAGTTTTACGTGTGCCGCACGTGTGATACACGTGTATTTCACGTTTGTTTTACGTTTAAGTAATTTTTTTTATTATCTTTACCAAACAAATAAAAGAAGACTTCCACATTTTCTTTTTAAAAGTTTGGAGTGGTTTAGTAATCATGAATTTTTGATTTTCGCAAGGTTGTCTGCTGCAGGTTTCATAAGTCATTTTCTGAATACCAAGCTGCTCCTTTTTTTGATTTAATTAAAGGACATTATGATTAAGTTAAAAGCTAGGGAGGTAGTCGCCAAAAGAGGGTTGCCTCTCTTTTTTTTTGAAATTAATTTAAAGTACTTTTGTTATTATTTAAATATTTGTTATATATAGAAATATGAAGTTAACTATACCAACGGAATGGGAAGACATTACAATAGCTAAGTATATAGATTTAAGACCAGTTCTTAATTCTAAATTAAACCCTATAGAAAGAGTTATTAGCATCTTAGCTGTATTAACTGGAGAGAAGAAAGAAGTTATTAGAAATGTAAGCTTAGAGCAATACAAAGACATCAAAGAGAAGATGAGGTTTCTTGAAACCGAACTCCCTAAACAACTTGAAAAGAAACGCTTTGAAATAGGTGGCAAATTTTATGAGTTTAAGACTGACGCTAATAAGCTTTTATTTGGTGAGTATATTAACAACATGGAGATTCTACAAAGTGCTAAAGATGACGAGGAGGCTGTATTTAATAATCTTCACCATATACTAACTACAATATGTAGACCAGTAGAAAAGAAGTTTCTTAGATGGAAAGAAATAGAGGTAGACGGAGAGCTGTTAAGAGAAACGGCTGACAACTTTTTACATAATATGCCAATTACAATAGCTTACCCAATAGGTGTTTTTTTTTACAATCACTTGGGCAACTTAACGGAAGATATAAAAACCTCTTTAGTGGAGGAAGCGGAGAGAAAAGTGAAGGAAGCGGAGAAGGAACTAGCTTCTCTGAAAGATGGGGATGGTGGTCAACCTTAGATAATCTTACTAATAGTCGTATAGACAAATGGGATGAGGTGCTGAATTGGGACGTTATAAAAGCTTTGAATGTAGTAGCTTACTATAGTGATAAGCAAAAGATGGAATTAGAAATACATAAAAAACAAATGCAGCAAATGAAGCGAAGATAATGGCAGACCAATTAGACATATTTGGATTTGACGCTAGTCAATTAGAGGCTGTTAAAATAGATAAGCCTAAAAACGTTGCTGAGGTGTTTAATAACATTGCTGCTGACATGGTCTACTGTTTACAGCAATCAGTTAGAAAAGAAAAGTTAGTCTATCAAGGCAACCTTGAAAAGTCTATTAAAATGCCTGTTAAGTTATTTGGTCAAAAGATGGTTGCTACATTATACATGGCTGAATATTATGACTATGTCAATAAAGGGGTTAGAGGTATAGGCGGAAAGAAAAAGACTAAAGACGAATACTGGAACATTAAAGCTCCAGACAGTCCTTATCAATTTAAGAAAGGTCCTAGCGTTAGTCATATAAGACAATGGGCTAAAAGCAAAGGAATAAATGAATACATAGCTAGAAACTTTATAGCTTATGAAGGAATTAGACCTAGACACTTTTTTGACAACTGTATGAAAGAGACTTTTTATGGTGAGGCATTTAACAAATTTAAGACAGACATAAGAATAGTGGCGGGCGAGAAAGTAACAAAAGGATTAAAAGAAATAATTAAAAAATGAGTTTAGAAGTAAGATATATCCCACAAAACTACAGGACAGTTTATAACCCTGTTGAGGTAGTTGTATATGAAACAAGCGCAACGGTTAGAGCTTATGATGGCTTTGCCTATTTACTTGACTTAAAAGACGGAGCTACTCTAGTAGGTAGGTTAAAAGTCCCACCAACTACAGGCGGCTTTGGTCGTTTTGATTTGTCTGGTATTATGGAGAGTTATTTAAGTAGTGACATAGGCGCTTTAAATACTTCTAACATTGAGGGAATGTCTAACAACCCAAACAGCTGGAAATCTTTTACTATTGAATTAGGCTATATTCACTACAATGGAGGAAGCCCAACGGTAAGCATTCCTAGAAGCTTCTTATTGCCTGGTGAAGAGGAGACTGTAACCTCAACCACTCTAATAGTATTTAATGGTAGTTTAGCAAACTATAGAAGAGACATAGAAAACTTTTATGACTGGCAAGCTACTGACTACTATAAGCTTTACACTGACGGAACATCTGCGGGAGTATATGACAGAAAGTGGTTAACTCATCAGCCTAACTATTCAGCAAATCATAAGAGTAATGTAAGCACTCAAATAACAGACGAAGGTTATACTTACTTTTTATATGACCACGCCACTCACCCAGTAGACAGATATAGAGTAGACGAATATAACGCTGCCGGAACTATTATTTCAAATGCCGTTATTCAAAAGCCTGCGGGTGTTACAGACGCACATTGTAAAGTGGCTGGTTATCCATCAACAATTAATGACATTGCAGCGGCTGAATTAATATCTGGCTCTCAACCTATTATATCAACATCAGCAACTTCTTATTCTTTAGTATTAATGAATGGAGCAGTAAACCAATCCGAAAGAATTTACTTTAATATTGACAGCGTTTGTAGATATGAGACTAGACGCATTGAGTTTTTAAACAGTCTCGGAGGCTTCGACTATTTCAACTTCACTAAGGTTTCTAGACATTCAGAGGAAATAGAAAGAAAGTTTTTCAAGACTACTCCTGACGATTTATCAGCGACAGGCTCAATAGACTACTCAATAGCAAACAGAGAAAAGGTCCAATACTATACTAAGTCAATGCCTAAGATGAAACTAAATTCTGACTGGATAGGCTATGAGACTTTTAACTGGCTACTAGAATTAATAGAAAGTCCTGAGATATATTTAATTGATAGTTTCACTAATGATAAGACTGGAGCTGTTTCTAGTAGACGAATACCAGTTAAAAACATTGTTGAAAATTGGGAAGAAAAAAGACAAGATACTGACCAACTATTTAACTTAGAGATTAATTTAGAGTTTGGAATGGATAACTTTAGACAAAGATTTTAAACATGGATAAGAAAGAAACTGAATTTGATAAAATGCTAAGGGAGCTGGCTAAGAAAGAAGTTCCAGAAAGACAATGCAGTATTGACGATGAAGACTGCGAAAGCTGTGGAGCATAATGTTAAAAGAAGAATTATATATCAACGGGGAAAGCGTAGAGTTAATAGAGTCATTAAACCCTAATCTAACTTTCAATATTGCTGACATAGCAAAGCCAGACACTAGACAGGCTGACTTTTCAAAGACTATTAAGCTACCAGCTAGTAAAAAGATTAATAAAATATTCGAACACATCTTTGAATTAGGCGCAGATTTGCAAACATTTAACCCTAATCTAAAGACTGACGTTATATATTTAGTTAATGGTGAGACTCAAATAGACGGCTATTTACAAATAAAAAGCATAAGCGAAACAGACGGAGAGATAGTCTATAATTGTGTTATAATTGGTAGAGTAGGAAACTTCATAGCTGACCTAAATGACAATGAACTAACAGACTTAGACTTAAGCTCTTTAGACCACGTATATAATAAAACAAACCAGGCGGCAACTTGGAACTATCCATTGACTACAGACTATGTCTACCCTATGATTAACTATGATATTAATTATGGAGGGACTGCTTTAGGATATTCTGAAAACTGGACAGTTGAAGATTTTTTCCCAGCTATTAAAACGAAGAAATATATAGACGCTATTTTCTCAGCCGCTGGCTATACATTTACTTCTAACTTTTTTGATAGCACTTATTTTAACAGTTTAATTATTCCCTTTAGCTCAAAGAATTTTGTTTTAGGAGAGACTCCTGTTTTAACAAGAATTTTTGAAGCCAATACTCCAAAGATACAGTCTACATCAAACACTTATGTGAATCCAACTGAATCTTCTGACCCTACATCGTTTGGACAAGAGCCAATAGTTTACATAACAGAAGTAAGAGACTCAGGAAATGTTTATAATAATTCTACAGGTGTCTTTGAAATACAAGCTGGAAAAAATGGATATTATGATATAACTTCAATGCTTCAACTTCAAGGTGAATTTACAGCTCCAAGCGGAACTCCAAATACAGGTTCTACTTATACTCTATCTTCTGGAATAGGAGGCTTTATTCAAGTAAACAAATATAATTCAAGCGGAGTTTTTGTTTCTACATTAGACGAAATAAGTTATGTTATAACAGATGTTACTACTACTATATCTCCAGGCGCTACTTTAGTTACAGCGGCAGCGCCTACAACTGCTTCTATTAATTATCATTCTGCTGGTTTTGCTGTAAATGGTATAACTAATGAGGGGTTTTTAAGCAATGACTTTTGGAACTCAAATTCTATTTGTAATAAATTTAGTGTAACTGCTTCAAATATATATTTAGAAGTAGGAGAAAAAGTTAAAATAGAATTATTGTATTCGTCAAAGCCTTTATTATATTTTGTAAATCAAAACAATTTTGGTTGGTTTAAAGACTCTGGATATTCAGGAGCTAATTTGTCTGACTTTTATTCAGGAGGTTCATATAAATTAAATATATTAAGCGGATATGCTAAAACAGAATTAATAAATAGAAATATTATTGAAGGCAATACTGTAGACATGTCTAATTCTGTACCTAGAAAAGTAAAACAAAAAGAATTTTTTATGTCGTTGGTTAAGATGTTTAATTTATACGTACAGCCAGACCCAAACAATAAAAAGAATTTACTTATAGAACCTAGAGACGACTTTTATAGTAATGACATTATAGACTGGTCTACTAAATTAGATAAATCTCAGGCTTTAGAAAGTAACCCTATGGGAGCTTTAAATGCTAGAGAATATTTATATACTTATAAACAAGACAAAGATTATTATAATGATTTATATTTTAATAGCTGGAATGAGGTTTATGGTCAACAGGATTTTAAAATAAATAATGAATTTATAAAGAACACTCATAAGACTGAAGTAATATTTTCGCCAACTCCTAATGTTGGTCAATATTGGTACGATAGAGTTCTCCCTACAATAATAAAGTTTGACGATAAAAATGGTGTTCAAAGAACAGAATCAAATATTAGAATATTACAATGGGGAGGCATGAAATCAACTGGTCAGCAATGGCTACATAATGATAAAAGCGGAACAGGAACAGTCTACACTACTTACCCCTATTCTGGAATGTATAACGACCCTTATACACCTACAGAGCTTTTAGAGTTTGACATCACAAATGAAATTTATTATTCTAATGTATTTGACAAAATAGTAACATTTTCAAACAATACTTTATTTAATAAATACTATGTTAAATTCATTAATGAAATAACAGACGTTAATAGTAAGATAGTAAGTGGTTATTTTTATTTGACTCCTTCAGACGTTAAAAACTTAAGCTTTAAAAAACAATATTATTTTGGCGGTCAATATTTTAGACTTAATAAAGTTGAAAATTATAACCCTAGTAACCCGCTGACAAAATGTGAATTTTTAAAATTAAAACAAGCTCAGGTATTTACTCCAACAGCCTCACAGTCTCATGGAGGTAGTGGAATATCTATTGGAGATAGTACAGCGGCTTTATTTGCTATAGGCTCTTCAGAATTAAGAAACAGAAATGTAGTTGGAAACTTAGACCATAATGTTAGCGGTCAGGATAACTACGTCAATAAGAGTGCTATTTCTGTTAGTATTACAGGAGATTCAAATAAAATTTTTAGCAATACAAGAAACATTGTTATAAGTGGTTCAAATAACACTGTTGAATCTGGCTGTCAAAATGTTCAATTAATAAACACAGACGGGCAAACAGTAACCACTTCAAATGTTACTTATGTTAATAATGAAATAAACGGAACGGGAGCAGCAAAAACAATAACAGGCTTAACAAAAGCTAATTTAAATGTACAGGTTTATTTTTGTGATTCAAGTGGAGGCAGTTTTACAGTAGACTTTTCTCCTACTGTTGACATCACTATAGGCAAGTCTTGGACGTTTAAGAAAGTAAGTTCTAGTAATCAAGTAACTATAGACGCTTCTACAATTGGCACAACTATAGACGGCTCAAATACTTACACACTGTCAAGTCAATATAAGTATGTTACTATACAATGGGACGGAGCAGAATTTTTAATCACATCAAATAATTAAGACATGGCTGAAACAATAGCTTTAGAATTAGAATTAGGAACAGGAAAAGCAGTCAATAGCTTAGGTGAATTAGAGTCAGCCTCTAAAAAAGTTAATAAAGCTCTTTCAAATACTAAAGGACCTCAAACTTTAGAAAAAAGATTAGACGCTTTAAATAGAGAGATTGCAGAAACTCCCGTCAACATTAGGGCGATGAATAAGCAGATACAAGAGTATCAGGCTATAGCTTTAGAAGCTGGGAGAACTTCACCAATAGGAAAAGCAGCACTACAACAGGCGGCTGCTATGAAAGACAGATATATAGATATTCAGAACGAGGTTAACCGTTTAGCTAATGACGGAATGAAATTACAAGCGGCTTTAGATTTAGGAACTTCTGTAGTTGCTGGCTATACAGCTTTTCAAAGTGCTTTAGCTTTGGCTGGTGTTGAAAGTGAAGAGCTACAAAAAACTCTAGTTAAGTTACAAGCTGCTACTTCATTATTAGTCTCTGTAGAAACAATTAGAAAGAATTTAGAAAAAGAATCTACATTGGTATTAATGGCTAAAAATGTAGTTCAAAAAACATCTAACGCTTTAACAGTAGTAGCTACGGCTGTCACTAAAGGTCTAGGGGTGTCTGTTAATACTACGTCAGTAGCTTTTAAAGGATTAAAGACAGCAATCGCAGCGACAGGAATCGGGCTTCTAGCTGTTGGCATTGGTTTACTAGTTGCAAATTTTGAAGACATTAAAAACGCTATAACTGGCATAAGTAAAGCGCAAAGAAATAGAGTAGCAGACGCACAATCTTTAGCAGACTCAGCAGCTAAAGAGGCTGAAATGACTGACTTGCAAATTAACAATTTAAAGCTACAAGGAGCGACAGAAGAGCAAATAGTAAAGTTTAGAATGAAAGCTTTACAAAAGCAGATTGACGCACAACTTCTTTTGATAGAATCTCAGGAGGAACTTAATGCTGCTCAAATTGCTGGAACTATGGACTGGCAAGATACTTTATCAACTGTGTTAGAGTGGTATTTAAAAATTATTGGAATAGTTCCTAGAAGTATAGCTTTTATATTTGAAGAGGCGACTGGTCTAATAAATACACTATTTAATCAAATTCAAAACACAAGCGTTGGGAAGATGTTATTTGGAGATGAGCCTATTGACATACAACTAAATACTCAAGACATGCTTGATGAGTTAATTGAGTATAGTGCAGATTGGGTAGCTGAGTTAGTCTTTGATGCTGGAGAGGTAGCTGAGGAAGGACAAAAAACCGTTGACGCTATGAAGATGAAAGCGGAAGAAATGAAGAGCGCAATGGCTGGTCTTAATTTAGAGTTAAAAGGCATAAGAGACCAAGACGCTAAAGACGCTAAAGCCACCAGAGATAAAGCAGCAGAAGAGACTCAAAAAGAAAGGGATAGAGAGCTAGAGAGATTTAATAAATTTTTATTACAAAAAGAAGGACTTGAAAATGCTTACTTAGACAGTTTATTAAGTAAACAAATACAAGAAGAAAACGCTGTCAGAGATAAATATAATAATTTAATAGAATTAGCTAAGATATACGGAGACGATACTAAAATACTTGAAGAGGCTAGAGCGTCTGAAATAAGTGCTATTCAAAAGAAATATGATTTAGAGGAGTTAAAAAGAGAGCAAGCTGTAGAAGACGCTAAGCTACAAATGACTCAAGACGGAATAGGAGCTTTAATGAATTTAACTTCTGCTTTCGCTAAAGACAATGAAAAGAGTCAAAAGAGAGCTTTTGAAATTAATAAAAAACTACAAATAGCTCAGGCATTAATAGCAACTTTTCAGGGAGCTAATGCTATATTCGCAACCTCAGCAGCTAACCCCGCTAGTATTTTATTTCCTGGTCAACCTTTTGTTATGGCTGGTTTAGCAATTGCTAACGGTCTGGCTAATGTGGCTACAATATCTAAACAACAATTTCAGACTTCAAGTCCTGGAGGAGGTGAGCAACAGCTCCCAAATTTAGCTCAAGGTGGAGGACCAGCGCCAACACTACAGCCAGCTAATACTAGCATGTTAGTCCCTCAGCAACAAAGTCAAGTATTTGTCACAGAGACAGACATAACATCAACACAAAATCAAGTAGCGGTTATTCAAGGACAAGCTACATTTTAAATAAAATACAAATGGAAAATACAGAATTATTAGAGTTAATTATAGAGGAAGAAGACGAGTCAGGAGTAGATTATATCGCACTAGTTGACCATCCAGCCATAGAATCAGAATGGATGTCTTTTAAAAAAGAAGAGGTTAAACAAGCTTTTAAAATAGAAAACGAAGAAAAGCGTATTGTAAGCGGTTATTTTATGAAGGCTGATTTACCTATAATAAGACTAAACGACCAAAACGAAAAATATTATGTTGTCTTTAGAAGAGAGACTATTGAGAAAATAGTTAATAAATTCTTTAAGAATGGCTACAACGCTAACGTTAATTTAATGCATGACAACAACTTACAAGCTAAAGGAGTGTATGTTATAGAGTCATTAATTATAGATTCTAAAAGAGGCATAAAAGCGCCTAAAGGTTTTGAAGATGCGCCAGACGGTAGTTGGTGGGGTTCTATGAGAGTAGAGTCTGACGAGATTTGGGAAATGGTTAAAGACGGAAGCTTTAGAGGTTTTAGTGTGGAAGGTATGTTTGGACAAGCTAAGACTGTTAAATACCCAGTAAGTCTTATAAATAAAATTAGAGACGTTATAAAGAAATATAAAGAAAGAAAAAAATATTAACATTTAAATTGTGAAACTATCAATTATTTGTTATATATAATAATGTAAAAAATTTTTTATTATGAGCGAATTAAAAGAATTATTCAACGACATTAAAAGCATTTTTAAAAGCGAAGGTGTCGACATTGAAGAAAACTCTGAAAATATCGCTACTACTACTGAAGAATTTACTGAAGAATCTAAAGAAGAAACTACTGAAGAAACTGTGAAAGAAAAGTTTGAAGACGTTGTTTTAGCTGACGGGTCAGTCGCTCAGATTGAGCCTGATGTGTCTTTAGGTGCTGCGGTGGTTGTAGATGTAGATGGTGAGCTTTTACCAGCTCCAGACGGTGACCATGAACTAGCAGACGGTAGAGTAATCTCTACAGAAGCTGGTGTTATTGTTGCGGTTGAGGAAGCTGAGGAAGCACCAGAAGTAGAAGCGGAAGAAGAAGAGGAAGAAGAAATGTCTAACACTTTAACAGAAGCTCAAGAAAGAGAAGCAAAAAAGATTATTGAGTCTATAGTAACTGAGAGAGTCTTCGGAATGGAAGCAACTATTAGCGAAGAGAACAATGAACTTAAGGCAGAAATTAAAACCCTTAAGGACTCTTTTGCTAAACTTCTAGAGCTAACTGAAAAGCTAATTAACGAGCCAGCTAAAGAAGCTGTAGTTAAAAGAAATTCAGCTTTTAAGTCTTTGAAGAAAGAAAACAAAAAAGACATTATAAGTGTCTTAAAATCTAAAAAAATTATTAATTAAAAAAATTATCAATTATGAGTTTTGATGTAAGTGCTTTACCAGCATATACGGAACAAAACGCTATCGACATGATTATCAAGTCTGTAGCTGGTGGAAGATTAGCTAACTATGCTAATATCCAAGACGGTGTGAAAGGACCGACTACCGTAAATATCCTTTCAAGTGACGTCGTATTCCAAGCGGATGGATGCTCAAGAAGTGCAAGTGGAACTACTACTTTGTCTCAGAGAACAATTACTCCAGGCGCTGTAGCAGTACACGAAGACCTTTGTATGACTGACTTAGCGGCTAAATATACGGCTGTTATGTTAAAGCAAGGTTTAACAAATGAAAAAGAAGAAATTCCTTTTGAGGAATTATATTTTGAAGAAAAAGTTGCTAAATTGCAGAAAGCTATTGAAGTGGCTGACTGGCAAGGAGACACAACTTCAGGAACTGCTAACCTATCTAAGTATGACGGTCTTAATAAGATTATCGCTGCTGCTACTGCTATAAACGGTAACCCTTCAGCTATTACTACAGGGACAGGAATTACTTCAAGTAATGTTATTGGAATTTTCACAGGAATGGCAGAATTAATGAGCGAAGATATTATGGACGCTGACGACCTTAAGTTGTTTTGTGGAATGGATTCTTTCTTAAAGTATCAAAAAGCTATTGCTGATGGAAACTATTTCCATTATGTTGTAGATGGTGACTTTACTGCTGAGCTTCCTTTAATTGGATTCCCAAATGTAACAGTTTGCGCTACTCCTGGACTTTCAGGTTTAACTAACGGAAACTCTTATTTAATGAGAGCTTCAAATATTTATGTAGGTGTTGATTTACCAGACGAAGAGTCTAGAGACGTTCATTCATGGTTTGACCCTAACGACAGAATTTATAAGGTATCTATGGCATTCAGAAGAGGTGTACAAGTTGCATTCCCTGACCAGATAGTAGAATTTTTATTAGTATAATGTAATGGGGAGCTAGTCTCCCCTTTTAAATAATTGTTAGCTGAGATGCTAACTAACTGAAAATCAAATAGTTATGTCATGTGTATTAGCAGCGGGAATGGCGAGAGATTGTTCTGACAGTCTTGGCGGAATTGAGGAAGTCCTTATTTCTGAAAGAGACAATGTCACATCATTTACTCAGGCTTCCCACGAAATATCGGCAATTACTCAGGCGGGCGCATCTAATTTCTATAGATATAATTTGAAGAAAGAATCTGGCTCTGTTACATCTACAGCTACTGTAGACCAAACAGGCGGAACTTCTTTTTATGACAATGTTTTAGCTTTCACTATCAATAAAATGACAGCGACTAAGACAAACGAGATTAAAATGCTTATGCTTGCAAGATTAGCCGTAATAGTAAAAACGAATAACGGTACTTATTTAGCTCTTGGATTTGACCAGTTTGCAGAAGGTAGCTCTTTAGTTGCCCAAACAGGTCAGGCTTATGGAGACCCTAATCAATACCAAATAGAAATTACTGACAAAAGTCAGTTACCTTGTTATGAGGTACAGTCATCGGTTGTGGCTGGTTTAACAATTGCTTAAATTGTTCTTTGTTGTATGAAAGAGGGGAGGGTAAAATCTCCCCTTTTTTACTAAATTTGTAATTATGTTAAAAAAAGAATATATAGGAAAAACGATTCACACTAAACATTTTAAAGTTTTAGTATGTGAAGAAAATATAGAGTTGCTTAAGAAGTTAAAAATTTCTGAGGTGTTTGAAGAAAAGAAAAAAGCCAAGAAAAATGATAGTGATAAATAAGAACGCTACTACAAACTTTGTAGCCACCTTATATGAGCTTAGTCAGTTAACTAATCCAAACTACTTATTTGAGTTTGAAAGTGACCAGACTAAGGTTAAATACTACACTATAATTTCAGACATAAGCACTAATAAGCCTCGTTACAATGAGTTTAATTTTATTGAGGGGTCAAATGACCCAACTAATGGAAGTCTAATTTTAGGGAGTGCTGGCTTTTATAACTATAAAGTTTATGAACAAGCTAGCTCTAGCAATTTAGACCCAACAGGATTAAACAAAGTAGAAGAGGGAAAACTTAAACTAATAGACTCTACCTACCAACCGTCATTTACTCAACATTCCGTTTCACCAACTACTAACGTAGTATATAATCCAGCACAATAATGAGCGTAAAACTAATACCTATAAATTTTGGAGGCTATGAATTGCCAGAGTTTAAAGAATCTAAAAAAGGTGACTGGTATGAATACGGCACAGAGAGACCTTATAAAAATACTTATCCAGATTATTTGACTAAGCTCTATAATGAGTCTAGTAAACATAATCAAATCATAAATAGCAAAGTTAAGTTTATAGTAGGACAAGGCTTTGTTGTAGATGAAAAACTAACATTCACAGAAAAAGCTTATGTAGATGGCTTTTTAAGAATGCCTAACGAAGACGAGAACATAGATGAGCTTACATCTAAGCTAGCCAAAGACAAGAAAGTATACGGAGGGTTCAGTCTACAGGTTAGAATGTCTAAGGGCGGTAAAATTGCCGCAATAAATCACATAGACTTTTGTGATATAAGATGTGGAGTTGACAATGGTCTCTACTATTATACAGATGACTGGTCATCTAGAAGCCCACAAAATAACGAAGATTTTAAAATACTACAACACTTCCCTTATGATGACACCGCTAAGGCAGATGTTGACTACATAATATACTACAAAGAATACAGACCAGACTTAGGTGTCTATCCGATGCCTGACTATACCTCAGCTATACCTTATTTAGAATCAGACGCTGAAATAGCAAACTTCACTTTACAAAACATTAAAAACAACCTCTCAGCGGGCTATGTTATTTCCTTTGCAAATGGTCAACCAACAGAGGAAGAAATGCACCAAATAGAGAGAAGATTTAAAGACTATGCTACTGGAGCTGATAACGCTGGCAAGCCTTTGTTGTCATTTACTGACCAGGCTAGTGACCACCCTCAAATATTACCTATTCCAGTTAATGGACAAGATGAAAGATTCATAAATCTAAACAACCAAATTAGAGAAGAGATATTCACAGCTCATGGCATTACTAGCCCTCAATTATTTGGAATTAAAGAAGCTGGTGGGACTGGCTTAGGGAATAACGCTGACGAGATAGTTGTAGCTTCTCAATTATACCAGAATCTACAAATAGACCCAGAGCAAAAAGTATTTGACGAGCTTATTAACTCAATACTTAATTTTAATGGCGTTTCTGGTCAGCCTGTAAGACTACAGAAAATTGAACCAGTTCAAAGATATTTTAGCGAGTCAGCTATTATAGCTGTAATGACTCAAGACGAGATTAGGGAGAAAATAGGTCTACCAGCACTACAACCAGAGCAAAGAGTAGAGCTTAAAAGTGATGAAGATGACATTATCTTCTCACAATTAGAGACTACTGGACTAGATGCTAACAGCTTAGAGGTGTTAAAAACGTATCAAAACCCTATAACATCTTTAAAAGACGCTAAAGAATACGAAGAAATAATTAAAAAAGAGTCCTTTTCTCTTACTGAAACGCTTTCAGAGTTAGAAAAAGAAGTGTTATCTTTATTAATTAAGAATCCTAATTTACCTTTAACTGAATTAGCTGACGCTTTACAAGTTCCACAGGCTCAAGTAAGTGAGGCAGTTAGCAACTTAGTAGACGCTGAGGCTCTAGACAAGAATTTTAAGCCAACACCATCGGCAGAAGAAAGCATTCAAAAGCCAATAGAAGAGATATTTGTTGTATATAGATACATTGAAAGACCAGACGCTCCACCGTTGAAGACAGAAAGTAGACCATTTTGTAGAAAAATGATGTTATTATCTACTACTAGAAGATACACTCTACAACAGTTAGAGCTATTGACTAATGACTTTGGACAGACTGGAATAGATATTTTTACAAAAAGAGGAGGATGGTATCACAACTATAAAACAAATAAAACAACTCCATTTTGTAGACACATCTGGCAACAGGAAATAGTAAGATTAAAAAAGTAAATTATGGCAGTTTTATTTATATCAGAACAATACGTAAAAAATACTACATTAATAGACGAAAATGTAGACATGAGGTTAATTTTACCAAGTATTAAAGACTGTCAAGAGTTAAGAATACACCCTATTCTTGGGACTCCAATGTATGAAGATATTAAAACAAAGATAACTGCTGGAACATTAAACGCTGATGAGGTTAATTTACTAGACAATTATGTTGCTCCAGCTATGGCTAAATGGGTGATGTATGAATGTAGCGCTTCAATGTTATTTAAATATAGAAATAAATCAGTAGCTACTAAATCTAGCGAAAACAGTAACCCTATAAGCTATCAAGATTTACAGTTTTTAAGAGACGAATGGAAAAACAAAGCAGAAGAAAGAGAGGCTAGATTAATCAACTTCCTTTGTGATAATGATAACCTATTTCCAAAATATAAAGAACACTCAGACGACTTAAACCCTAGAAAGACAGCTTACCAAACTAGCTATTTTTTAGGTGCTGGAAGTTCTAATTTTTGTTGGAAAGACGATTATAACTATTATAAAAAATGATATTGACCTATAATCAAATATTAAAAGAGTTTGAAACTTTTGCTATTAATCATAAGCAAATATCTACATTTGGTAATGGTGACTTGTGGGAGATAGTAGAACACAACCAACTAGCAGACTTTAACTACCCGCTTTTTTGGGTAGCTGACCAGCCCGCTAATTTAGGAAACGGAGACTTCACTTGGAATTTTAATATAATGGCTATGGATTTAGTTAATAAAGATGAGTCTAATGAGAACGATGTGAAGAGTGATATGTGTCAAGTTCTTTTAGATGCTGTTGCTTATTTTGAGCAAAAAGTGTCTACTACTAATAACGTTGACTGGATGAAAGTAAACCTAGTTAGGTCTGGGACTTTAAATAGTTTCACAGAAAGATTTGAAGACGAGCTAACTGGATGGGGGATGAATATAGGGTTTAAAATACCGTTTAGTTATGACAATTGTAATTTACCAATAAGTTAAAGATATGCCGATACTATTTAATCCATATAAGAAAAAAGGAGTTTTTATGATACCAGCGGGGGGTCTTGGTCCAAGTGTTTCTGCTGACTTTAGTTATTCAAAAAGTAGTTACCATCAAGACGAGGCTAACCCAACACCAACTATCACTGGAACTGCTGGAGGTAGTTTTGTCTGTACATCTGGCGCTCTTTTCGTTGATACTGGTAGCACATCAAGTTCAACTGGACAAATTGATTTGGATGCTTCTACATTAAATACACATTTAATTTCTTATACTGTTGACGGTGTTACAGCTACCGCTAATGTTGGGATAACAGCTTCTCCATTTATAGCTAATACCTTTAGTATGCAGTTTGATTCTGCAAGTTCACAATATGTAAATGCAGGAAATCCATCTTCTTTACAAATTACTGGTGCTTTAACTATATCAGCTTGGGTTAAATTTACAGGAAGTGCTATGGCTTTAGTAACTAAAGCTAATACAAGTGGAACAGATAGAAGTTACGGGTTATGGGCTAACAGATTTGGAAGTCCAAACCAACCTGTATTTTTTGTTTATAATTCTGGAACACTATACGAAACACCCATAACAGGTTCAAGTGCAAACGATGGTAATTGGCATCATTTAGTTGGTGTTTTTAATCCTTCAACATCTTTGCAGTTGTATATAGATGGCGTTTTAGAGCAAGAAAACACTACTTCAATCCCTGCAACTATTGATAATGATGTTGTTGATTTTAATATTGGTAGAGCAGCAAATGGAACATTTTACTATAATGGAAAAGCTGATGAAATAGGAGTATGGAATACAGCACTTTCAGCAGATGCCATTACAGAGATTTACAACGCTACAAACAACAATAGCGGCAAAGCTCTTGACCTTACACAAGATTCTGGGAACTACAATGCAAGTTCTAACTTACAGTATTTTAATAGAATGGGAGATTAAATAAAAAAAAATTATGAGCGCAAAGTATATTAGTAACAATTGGAGGCTTTTAAATCAAGAGAATAGTAGTAAAAACGACAACTATGGGCTAACGTATAATGGCAGCAATGAATATATAGATTTAGGAAGTCCAAGTGAATTAGATTTTCAAACTGGTGAAATGACTTTATCTTGTTGGATTTATTCAGAAACAGTATCAAGTATAAAACCCATTTTAGGTAATTCAAATTCAGGTGCAACTAGTTATCAATATTTGTTAGATGTAAATAGAACTGCTGCAAAAATTAGTTTTTTAACTTCTGGGGTTCCAACATTAACAAGCAATTTAACAATAAGCGCAAATACTTGGTATCACATATGCCTTACAAGGTCAGGGACAACAAGTAACTGGGTTTACACTATGTATATAAATGGAAGTTCTTCAGATGGTGGCACATTAAGCACGTCTACAAATCCACCAGCTACACAAACTGTAGCAATTGGTAAATATGGAGCTTTAGGAGGATATTATTTTCAAGGTAAAATAAGTAATTTTTCTGCATTTAACAAAGCTCTTACATCTACACAAATAAGCACTTTATACGGAAGCAGTTCTTTAGGTTCTGGCAATCCTATGGCTTTAAAACCTCAACCTGTAGCATATTACCCACTTGGCGATAATAGTGCATCTAATCCACTAACACAACCAAACGTAGCTGTAGAAGATGCAAGTGTTTTTAATTTTGATGGAAGTGATGATTATGTAAACTTAAACACTACTTTAAGTTCATTAGGCGTTACAACTTCTTTCAGTATTTCTACTTGGGTTAATATTTCTACGCTTGGCATTTATGACACTGTAATTGGCGCTCCCGCTGCTTATGGTACTTGGAACGATGGTTTTGGTTTAATGGTTTACAATAATGCTTTATATTTTTGGGTTGAGGATTGGAATGACGCAAACCATTTTGTTCAAACCGCTACTTTAAACACAAGCCAATGGTATCATATAGTATGTACATTTAGCACTTCAAATGGATTAAAAATTTACGTTGATTCTGGCACACCAACAACAGCTTCAAATACTGAAATAGGAACATTAACTTTTCCAATGTTTATTGGGAGTACGGGAACAAACACCACTTACGTATTTAATGGCGAAATCAGCAACACTCAAATATGGAACACAGAGCTTTCTGCTTCAGATGTTAGTACCCTATACAATTCAGGCGTTCCATTATACACAGGTACACAACCTCAAGCTGCTAACCTAAAGGCTTGGTATAAACTAAACAACACAGCAAACTGGGAGGCAGATAGTTCAGGCAATTGGCAAATACCAGAAGCTACTTCAGCATATCCGCAGAGTTTTAAATGTGATTCAGGATGGATAGATTTAAACGGAAGTAATTTAGCACCTATTTTAAATGGAATATCTAATTTTACATTATCTTTATGGTATAAACAAGACGCTATAAGTAATCGTTTTGTATTTGATATTAAGGATGGCACTAATAGAATGGCATTACAGTTAGTTAATGCAGCCACTAATTATCTTTATTTTAATAGTTCTTATAATTCATATTCAGCAGTAGATACCCCTATAAATCAATGGAATAACATCGTTTTTGTATTTGACGGGTCTGAAGCAAATGCAGATAGAATAAAGTTATATGTAAATGGTTCACAAATAACAGCAGCAATAACTGGAACAATAGATTCTACATTAGGTTCATTTGGTTCAAGTACAGTAGCTAATTTAGGAGCAGCTTCTACAGGTGGTTCATTATATGCGCTTAATGGTAAAATAAGCAATTGCCAAATATTTAACAGTTCATTACCCGCAACAGGAACAGATTCTGTTGAAACACTATACAACAACGGAAGCCCATTAACAACAGCAATAGCAAGTTCTAATTTAAAATTATGGGCAAAACTTGATAATAATGAAAAGTTTGATGGTACTAATTGGAGTGTAGAGAATCAGAAATATCCTGCGGGATTTGATAGTGCTTTAGATTTTGATGGTAGTAATTATATACAAATTCCGTATAATGCAAATTTAACCCCTCAAACTGGGAATTTTACTGTTTCAGCTTGGGTTAATACAGACAATTTATCTGGATGGCATCCAATTTGGAGTACATTAAATTTAAGCTCAAGTACTTCAACAGTTGCAATACATACTTTTAATAACAACATTAGAGTTACAATAGGTAGACCAACAAGCGGATGGGCTTTATTATTAGATAGTACTGCAACACTAAACACTAATACGTGGTATCATATTGCAGTCACATTTGATTTTTCAGGAAATGCACAAATCTATATTAATGGAAACGCTGATAACAGTGGGGCAATTGGCACACATTCTACTACTTGGGATACTGGTGACAGATATATTGGAGAAGGTGAAGGTTTGTGGGATGGTAGAGTTTCTAATTTTTCAATTTATAGTTCAGAATTATCAGCAGCGCAAATAACAACGCTTTATAATAGCGGAACACCTGAAACAGCTATATCTTTGTCCCCAGTGTCTTGGTGGAAGTTAGATAATACTACAACAGGTATACAAGATAGCACAGGTAGCAACGATGGAACTAATAACGGAGCTACTAAAGTAAACACTTTTGTAAGTACAGAAGCAGCTACAAGTTCAGGAATGACAGGTCAAAATTTAGTTAACAACAATGTATCTACGTTAAATGGTGAAAGTAGTGGAATGACATCTGCGAATTTAGTAACATCTGATTTAACGAGGGCTATTCCTTATGGTGATGGATATAGTTTTAATTTTGATGGAACTGATTTTATTAATTGTGGTAATTTTACAGGAGTTAATAATTCACCTACAGCATCTTGGTGTGGATGGTTTAAGCCAAGTGGTACAACTGGAGGAATGTTGTTTTCTCAATGGAGTGCTACTACATCTGACCAAAGTATTTTATTTTCCTTAAGCACATCACTTACAAGAATAGATATTTATTTAAATACTAATATTGCGTTCAGAGCATCAGGTGGTAGTGCTTTAATGGTACAAGATGAATGGAATTTTGTTTGTTTAACATTTAACAAAGACAATGCTGCTGCTGATAGATTACAGTTATATATTAATAATTCAAGAGTAACTGAAACAACTGGTTTTTCAGGACCTAATGCCAACATAAACAATTCAACCGCTGACTTTTTAATTGCAGGATATTATACCACAACACAAGAATTTTTAGGTAATATTAGCAATTTTACAATCTTTAATGAAGAATTAACAAGTACAGAAATGTTAAAACTATATGCAAACGGTGTACCGCAAGATTTAAGTAGCTTCACTCCGCAGCCAGTAGCTTGGTATCCATTAGGAAGCAATAGTTTCTGGAATGGTTCAAATTGGACTGTTAGGGATATGTCCGCAGGCGGCTCTAACGATGGCACAAGCGCAAACATAGGCGCAGATGGATTAGTAGGCGATGCACCACGTTCAGAAGCTAACGGAACAGGTGCTAATATGGATGTGCCAAGTAACTTGGAAGGAAACACAAAATGGAGCAGTAACAATAGCTATAGTGTAAATATGAGTTCAGAAGCAAGAAAACAAGATACACCATAATGATTAAAGAAAAAATATTAAATTAGTAAACAAATAAAAAAAATGGCAACTTATATAGTAATAGATTTAGATGATACGGCAAAGGTAGATTACTCACAAGTAAACACTACTTCAGCTCAAACAATGCGTAGGAACGTAGCAAATTCACAAGGAATGATTTCATACGATGTTGAGCCAAGTTATATCACAAACGGAAGGTTAGTACCAATTTCTACGCTTAATCACGCAGAAGCGTTAGCATTACTTGCTACGCCTGAATGGACTCCAGAAGAACCATCAGAATGAGGAGTTTAAGTGCGAAAATAGAGAAACCTAAAAAAAGGCGTAAGGGCATCCACGCCAAAAGTAAGATGTCCAAAAATGTAAATAGTAAAAATTATAAAAAGCCTTATAATGGACAAGGGCGTTAAAATATTAAATAAAATGGAAGACCACTCCTTACTCATGCTTATCACTTCCCTTGTAGGAGCTTTAGGCTTAAAATCTATCTGGGATATAATTAAGAAAAGAATGGATATAAATGCCATTAAAGAGGCTAGAACTGATGAATTTCAAGTGCAAGTTGTTGAACAGCTTAAGAGTAAAATAGAAGACTTAGAGACTAAGATAGACGCTTTAATAGAAGAAAATGGAAGACTAAGAGAGAAACTAGCACGAATGGAGGAAAGGCTTTTAATTAACGCTAAGAAAAGAGTAACTAGAAAAAGAAATAGTGAACAATAAAATTTACTATATAAAGGACTTAATGAGTAAAAAGGGTTATGATGTCTTTGAATCTGACACTAAACCTTTTAATCTTAATATAGTAGGAGTTAGAAATAGCAATCCTACGACTAATTTATTTAATGACTATATATCTATCTTCTGGAAATATGAGGGAAGATGGAATTACCTAGAATTCCAGGCTACAACGCTGCCAGGCTTAAAATATTTAGAAACACCAATGAATCCTAAAGGCTGTGCTATATTAGTTCCTAATCAATACAAGGGGGTCTGGAAGTTAGGCACTCATTACACATATACAGCACTAACACAAAGAGGCGGAGAGGTTCAAGTCTATAGAGACGAAGACAAAGACAGACATTATGATATGATTGACGACTCTATAATATCTGGTTATTTTGGAATTAACATTCATAAGGCAAGTGACGGAGAAAGAGAAACAGTAGACGGTTATTCTGCTGGTTGTCAAGTATTTCAGAACTCAGACGAGTTTGACATATTTATAGAGATATGTAAAAAAGCTAAAAAATATTGGGGGAATAGTTTTACCTATACCCTATTAGACGAATCATAAAATTATAAAGATGAGTAATAAAACCAAAAACACAATAACAAACATATTAGGATTAATCTTGTTTGTATTTAACACCGTAGAGTATTATTTTGATGAATTTACATTAATGCAATATTTAGGCGGTTTAGTAGTAGCGTTAGCATTATTTTTATTTAAAGCAACAGAGACAAAAGAATGGTTAAGAAAAGCATTGTCAAAATTCTCCTCATAGTTTTAATTGGTTGCTCACCACAGAAGCAGCTTAATAGAATAATTGAAAAAAACCCACACTTAACAGAAGTTGACACTGTTAGAGTCGTAGATACTGTAGTAGTTACTAATTATTTATTTGATACTATAAACAGAATTGAATCTCATGATACTGTAATTATTCAAAACAACGAAAGAGTAGAGGCTAGATATTTCTACGACACTGTCAGACAAGAAATATGGCATGAGATAGAGTGTAAAAATGACACTATTTTTCAAGAAAAGCTTATTCCTGTTGATAGAGTTGTCTATAAAGAGCTTACAATATATGAGAAATATAAAGACGTGGCTTTGATTATAGTATGCGCTATTATTCTTTTATTTATTATTTTAGTCGCTTTAAAAGTAGTCAATAAGTTTATATAGTATAATACAACAAAAAAATTGAAAGACTTTAGAAACAATAAAAAGCACCAAAAGCGCTTTAAAGATACGGGAAACCCACGCTATCGACTAACTGAAACAGAGGCGGAAATAATAAGAGACTACAGACGAGCTATAGACGAGTGTGAAAATGAGGGCTTAGACCCTGAGACTTTGCATTCTGGTTGGATAAAAAATAAAAAAGCTAGTCTTTACTTTAGAATGCCTAAGCCTTTAGAAAAGGACTTTAAAAAACTATCTAAAGAACTACTAGAAGAGGTTAAACAATACTCTCCTAAATATCCAACAATAGAAAGAGAGAAGTACAAAGACGGTCACTTACTATTTATGTGTCCTAGTGATTTACATATAGGCAAGCTCTGTAAGTCTTTTTTAAGCGGTGAGGAGTATAATAATCAAATAGCAGTTACTAGAGCCTTAGAAGGTGTTAAAGGCTGCCTGACAAAGTCTCAAGGCTTTAATGTTGAAAAGACTATACTACTTTTGTCTGGTGATTTGCTTCATGTCGATAATTTTGACAATACTACAACTAGAGGCACTAAACAAAATGAAACAGACGGCTTATTAAGTGACCATTTTCAAATAGCTAAAAGATTAATGGTTGAAATAATAGAGACACTTCTACAGGTTTCTACTGTTCATGTAATGTTTACACCTGGCAATCATGACAACACTGTCGGCTGGATGGTTGCAGAATTATTAGCTGTATGGTTTAGACATAATAAAGACGTAACATTTGACGTAAGTCTGCAAATGAGAAAATACTACAAATATAAAAACAACTTAATTTCGTCTTGTCATGGTCATAAAATTAAACTTGACTTATTGCCTATGATAGTAGCTGATGAGTGTGAATATTGGAGCGAATCAAAATATAGATATATGTTCACTCAGCACATTCACCACAAAATACAAAAGCAATACCCAGGGTTGTGGGTAGAGTCTTTAATGTCAACTAGTGGCGCTGATATTTATCACGCAACTTCAGGCTATCAGTCTTCTAATAATAAAGCTATAGAAGCTTTTCTGTTTAGCGCATATGGACAAGTTGCTAGGATAACTCATTTGTTTTAAACATTCCATTGTTAATAAACTTTTTAGTGTGTTTTGTAATTTGTATTATAATTATAATTACATTAGCATTATGAATTTAAAAAAATATAAATTATGAACAGAATATCATACACAACTAGAACCTTTTACGTACCAGCAGATAAAATAGACACGCTGCTAGAATTTCAAGAGAAATGTAGAAACAACGGGCGCAAATCATACAGCGAGGTTTTATTAGAACTAATGAAAAACTATAATAAAACTAACTAAAATGGAATCTAACTTTTTTTACAACACTCATTTTGACTATATTGAACATTGGCAACGATACGAAAGACATAATATATTATTTCAAAGATTAATTAATATATTAACTCAAGCCAATTGGAACAAAAGAATAGTAAGAAGTCCTCATTTTCAATTGATGAGCAATGACTTAGAAATTCATAGAAATAGATTTGATAGGTATATTAAAACCGTTGAAACTATTGCTAAGGAAATGAAATTATTGAACGTTAATTATAATGAGAGCAGAATAAATAAAATAATTAAATTACTAACCATAATTAAAAACTACAACAATGAATAATTTAAAAACCGTTGACATAAAAGGCAAAGCTTATGTAACAGTCTCAGAAAGACTTAAATACTTTAGAGAAAAATTTACTGGTTACTCATTAACCTCAGAAATAACTCACATCAATGAAAATGGTGTTATAATTAGGTCTAGCTTAAGAAATGACCAGGGCGAAGAGGTAGCTTCAGGCTATGCACACGAAAAGCAAAACTCAACTTTTATTAATAAGACCTCATTTATTGAGAACTGCGAGACTTCTTCTTGGGGTCGATGCCTGGCGAATTTTGGCATAGGTATAGACGCAAATGTAGCGAGCGCTGATGAGGTAGCTAACGCAATTAAAAACCAATAGCATGAAGTTAATAGATTCTATATTATACAAATGCGAGACAGCTCTTAAAATACTTGAACAACAAAAGAAAGATGCTGACGATTTTTTCAACAAAGTAAACCAACACAACCAACAAAATGAAACCATTCAAAATAAGATGTTCAGCGATAGGTCAAATAATGACTAATCCTAGAAGCAAAACAGAAACACTTTCTAAAACAGCGTCTTCATATTGTCAGCAATGGCTTAAAGAACAAATCTACGGGCGCAAAAAAGAATTTGGTAGTAAATACACTAACAAAGGAAATATAGTTGAGCTAGAGTCTTTAAATTACATAGCTAAAGAACTAGACTACGATAGTATAGTAAAGAATGAAGAGTCTTTTGAAAATGAATTTTTAACTGGAACTCCTGACGCTATCTTAGATGACCATATAATAGACGTTAAAAATAGCTGGGACTGTTTCACATTTCCTTTATTTTATAGTTACGTACCTAATAAAGACTATTACTGGCAAGCTCAAGGCTATATGGCTCTAGTTGGCTGTGACTCATATAGATTAATTTATACGTTAATGGACACTCCAGAAGAACTTATTGAAAAAGAATACTTTGGTAGTAATTTAGACTATGAAACTTTTTCTAGTCATTACAAATACAAAGGTATTGAAAGCAAATACAGAATTAAAGTCTTTGACATATATAAAAATGAGCAAGACATAGAAAAAATTTACACTAGAGTAGAAGAGTGTAGAGAATACATAAATAATTTAAATTAATAAAAATGGCATATAAAAACAAAGAAGACCAAAAAGCTGCAAGTAGAAGACACTATTTAAGAAATAGAGAAAAAGTAATTAAAAGAAGTGCTGAATGGAAAAAAAACAATCCTGAAAGCAATAGAGAACATTCAAAAACATATTACTATAAAGAATCTGAAATTGAAGGGGTTACTTTGGGAACTATAAAAAGAAGAAAATATAGAGCTAAAAATAACTATAAAATTAAATGTGTATGTGGTTCAAGTGTTAGCAAGCCTAATATAGCTAGACACTCAAAAACAAAAAAGCATAAAGAATTTTTAAATAATATAAACCAATAAATAAATAAACATGGAAAAACCAAAAACAATTTACTGCGGAGGCGGTAAGAAAATGAATGACGGTTGGTTGACTGTCACAGTACACCTAGACAAAGTTAATGAACACGTCTTTGAATACAAAGGAAACAAATATCTTAAGCTTAATGTTAACATAAAAGACCAGCTTGACCAATACGGGAAAGACGTTTCTTTAAGTGTTAACACATATCAGCCTGAAGAGAATACAAAACAAAAACAAGACACCGTTCAAGAATCTGACGGAATGCCGTTTTAACCTTAAAAAAATAATCAATGCGCTATAAAAAAGAAGACTGGAGTTTATTGTTGCCAGCTATACAGGAGCTACTAATGAAAGGACATAATCTTAAAGAAGTGTCTAGAAAATTAGATATTACTTATAATAAGCTAACAGCAAATTACAAGCCTTTAAAAAAGAATTTTAAGTATATTGATTATCAACAAAAAGAAAGAAAGGTAGAAGTAATAGACGCTTCTGCCTTCTCTTTTAATAAAGTTTACACTTGGGAATCTTTAAGCCCTTATGAAATAGAAGCCTATAACAACTACAACAAAAAACATAAAGCATATTATGAAAACATTAATAAAAAATAAAAAGTATTTAAATCAAAAAATAGATTTTACTGGATTAGAAAATAATAACATTCACCCGTCAGACATAGACGCTGTCTTAGAGTTTGACAATGACGTATTAATACTTA